ACAACTACAGGGGCAGCGCGCCAGGCGGAAACGTGTACAACGCCATCTGCTTCGAGATCCCGAACCGCATCGACAAACTCACCAAGACCATCGAGGCGCAACAGCAGCAGATCACCGCACTCACCGAAAAAATCGCCAAACTGGAAGGAAACTCATGACCGACACCACGGAAAACCGCCTGCCATCGACCGACACCACCGCGCGACTCGGCATGCTGCCGATCGATGGACAGACCTCACAAGGGGCCACCGTCACCGCCACCGATGATGATGTGGCCGAAGACATGCCGGCCACGACACCGAAAATCGACAGCGGGACGGTCTCAAGATTCCTCGTGCTCCTGCTCGCGCTCGTCAACCAGGCATTGACGATGTTCGGCCATCCGGTGCTCAACATCGATGACACGACCATCACGCAGCTCGTAAGCCTCGCATGGACAGCCGGCAGCGCCATCTGGTGCTACTGGAAGGACAACGACGTGACGAAGGCGGCTCGCACCAAGAAAGCACGGCTCTCGGCACGCCACGCGGCCTAAACGTCAAGTCTGACGGCAGCCGTTGCCGCACGTAAACGGCCATCGGGCATGGCCACGTAATGCTCTGTGGTCTCCACAGACTCATGGCCGAGCAGTTCGGCCACGACGAAGAGATCATGCGTCGTCGCATACGTCACCGTGGCGAATCTGTGCCTCAGCGTGTGTGCGCCGTATCCGTCTGGCAGCAGATGGCTGATGTGGTCGCCGACATATGATTCTTCGACGTGGCCGCCGAACCGGCCAGGGAACAGGTAGCCCCGCGCGTCCATGATGATGCCGGCCAGATCGTCCGGCAACGGCACTATGCGCTGCTTGTCGCCTTTGCCGCGCACGATCAATGACCGGCCGGCGCTGTCTGCCACCACGTCATCGCTGTGAACCCGCGCAATCTCGCCACGCCGCAGTCCGCACTCCGCGCCCAGCCGGATCATGAGTTTTTCCGACGTCGTGGCCTTCTCCATCGCCGCAGCGATGTAACGGTCCGGGCATGGTCTGGGATGCGCGTGCGGCTTCTTCACCCTTGGCACGTCCAGACTCGGATCATCCGACCGTCTGCCGCTTTTATGCAGCCATCGGAAGAACGACGATATGGTGTTCCTGTACGCTTTGCGCGTCTCGGGTTTCCATTGCTGCCGTGCGAACGCCTGCACGATCTGCTCCGTGGTCACGTCTTCGGGACCTGATGGCATGAGCAATGTCGCGAGATGCACCATCTTGTATCGACGGCTTTTGATTGTCTGTGCTGATAGGCCGGCCGCCCTAAGGGTGTCAGTCCACCCGTTGATGCTTTCGCGCCATGGGACCGGTGCGCTGATCTTGTTTCTCATGATTCATCATGCACCCCTAGCTTTAAGCGGCTAAACTGAGCTTGGATAAGCTCAGAAGCCCCATGGATTTGAACCTTGGACCTCTGGTATCCCCAGAGGTCCAAGGTTCAAATCCATGCCCCGCTACCAATTGAAACCGGAAACTTTTTGGTTTCCGGTTTTTTGTTTTCCCCAGGACGTTTCGCTCCTTTTATATAAAGTCCCCATACATATCGAACGCAACCGACACGCACAACGTATGGTCATGCCGCCGCAGCCTTCATAATCGAACATAATCGCAAACCATGTATTAAAACGCTTTACCAAAAGTATTTGAAGAAAGCACTTGTAGCCGCATCGCCGTAATCGTTACGAAAAGGGAAATCACAAAAAGAACACAACTACCTCATATAATCGGCTATATGAATGAAGCAACATCATCAAGCGCGACACCGCGCACGAAGGCAACAGCAAAGACAACAGCTAAGGCAGCGGCCACAAAGACAACGAGCCCGCCGCCGAAATTGGCATCAGTCAGCAACTCTTCACCAACAAACTTCACGGCCGAGCAAATTACACGCTCCGAGACCTCAGCCGCATCGCCGAGTTCTTCGACGTGAGCCTTGATTACCTCGTCGGCCGTTCAAACGAGCAGAAAGGAAACAAGCGATGATGATCCATGATGCCGCCGGCTCCATTGTCGTGGTCTCGGCCGAATCCGTGAAGATGGCGGGCGAGGGCTGCATTGTCCTTAACGCCCGCGCCGTGTACATCCATAATCAGGCGTTGACGCCAGAGCAGGCCGCGATTGTCAAGCGTGGTGTCACGGCCACGCTCGACGATCCAGCGGCGTTAGAAGATCTGCATGGGAAGCACGACGTCGCCAGCGTCGATCTGCCACCACGGAACGGCCTTGGGGTTGATGGTGATGGCGTGGATGCTCATGTCGGGAAACCTGACGGTCTGGATGAAGCTGGTGCCGGACTTCAGACGTTCGGAGAGTTCACTGACCGTGGAGGCCGTCGCACCAGTGATGGTAAGCGGCGTGGTCGTTCCCAGGTAAAGGGCGAAATCGAACGTGTTTTCGTCACTCATTACTCTTCCTTCCTTCGTTGTTTGAAAGGTTTGGTTTGTGCGATTACAAGCCTATCGCTGCGGAGGAAGGAGCCTAACCGTCCATCCATGAATCAAGGAGCAGTGAAATGAGCGTTTTCAATCCGGAATGCACCAGCAATTACTTCCAGGTGCAGGACATCGACCCGTCGGAATGCACCGGCGGCAATCCCTACCGCTTCGCCTGCCGCATCAAGGTGGCCGGAAGCACGTTCGGGTTCGATGGCTTGGACATGGGCGACCTTCAGGCGATGAAGGGCGCGATCAACAAGGCGATGACGCACGCTAGGCGTGCCCGTCGTGAATGGGAAGGAGCCCAGGAATGAGCGTCACAGTCAAACGTGTGGACAGGAAAAGCAGTCAACGTTTTTACGAGCTGATCGTTGAGACGGCAGAAGTCACCGTGCGCGTCCCGTTCAACGGCTACGAGCTTGACGATCTTGAGAAACAGATCGACCGATGCTTCAACGAGGATTGACCGTGAAACGTTTCATCAAGACCGTCATACTGCTGCTGGCAAGCCCGTTCGTGGTCCTCATGCTCGGGCTTGTCCTCGCCATTGTCCGGTTTGGTGATTTCCTCACCGACGACGACTGACGGCATCCGATAACTGAAGATGCCCATGACCCAGCCGAAGGTCGGTTGCTGGTGAGGCGTGATAAAGCACCCGGCCGCGCCTTGCCCAGCGCGTTACAAACACAGCCGGAATGCCGGTTGGTTACCACGGCCCCAGCGGGGAGCTATGCGGGTTTAACAGATCGCTTCATGGCGTCTTGTTCGGGCGCAACTGGGGACCATCGCCGGCATGCGTGCCGGGCTGTGCGGCGAGACCTTGCGCGCGGCTTCGGCCGCTGACCTATGCGACGGCGCGGCTCCGTTACGAAGCAACCTTGCACAGCGAACCCTAACCCGGAAAAACACTTGAGCAATCTTGTGTTTTCCGGGCTGGGTTCCCCGCTCTAACGCCCCACCACCCGAAGGGCACATCATCCACAATTCTTATCCACAGTTCTTATCCACAATATGAAACGAGGTTCGAGACATGGGTTATTCGGTTGATTACAAGCCAACAAACCGCCGACGTGCCAAGAGGACGGTGCCGAAGAACAAGGCCCAGCGCACGAAGGACATCAAGAACGCCATTCGATGGAATATCAGGCAATTGGAGCATGACACTGTTGGAGCGGACACCATTGCGCGTTCCCTTGCCATCAGTATGCTTCGCCTGAACAAGATCGCACCGACGGCCGACCCTAGCGGCGACCATGTGATGCAGCAGCTTATCAGCGACGGTATCTTGGGCAAGCCTGAGAGGCGCGGCAGTGTGCAGATGTTCGACCGTGCCGAGTTGTTGACATCGCTCAAGGCTTGGGTTGGTGTGCTGTGAACCCACGTGCGAAGCTCACGGCCAAGCAGGCGGCCCTATATCTGGGCGTGAGCGAAAGCCTGTTGCGCAAGTGGCGCGGCGAACATTACGGCCCGGTGTTCTACCGGCCCACGGACGCTCTCAACTGCCCAGTGCTATATGAGGTGTCGGACTTGGACATGTTCGTAGCGCAGCGCAAGAGCAAGGCGGCCCAGAGTGCCGCGTAGGCAAGTAGTCGCCCCATCAATCCGTTCGGCCGAAATAGCGGCGTGGGGCAACGACTGTTGGTTGGAGCTGCCCGGCTGCACGAAGGTGGGCACCGAAGACGACCACATAGTGCCCCATGCGCATGGCGGCAAGGACACCGTGCCGAACCTACGCCGCGCGTGCAAGCATTGCAACGCTTCGAGGCAAGACCGCGTGCTGTACGGCTATGGCTGCCGCTTGCACATGATCGTATGCCCGCCTGGCTCAGGCGACCGAGAGGCCGTGGACTACATAGCCCAGCACGCGAAGCCAACCGACCCGGTTGTGTCGTGGGCTTCGCTGGCCGCCGCCATGCGCGTGGACGAAGCGGACATGGAGCAGCGGCGGGCCGTGGCTATGGCATGGTCTGCCGCCTACCGCCAGTTCGCCAAGAGCCGCGCGCCGTTGGACGTGTGGCTGGTGCGCACCATACCAGCCAGCCGCAAGCACCCGCAGATGCTGGCCGAGTGGATAGCGCTGGACTACGACATACAGGTGCTAGACCCCGGCTACGCCGAGAGCATGGCACGGGCACGTAACGACATGTACCGGCAGCTGGTGCGCCAGTGGTACGCCCTCCACCTGTCGCAAGAGACGATAGACGCGAGGCAAGCGGCCCGCCGCCAGCGACTCGCGGCCCTTGGCTTGCGTTCCATGCCATCTTCGGTGCCTTCATCGCGCCCGGAATGGTGATTTTTTAAACTCGCGGCGCCGGGAAAGACCCCGCGCCCAGTTTTTTCTCCCCCCAACACGGGAGGAAAAACTAGGCGAAAACGTTGGAACATCAAGGAAAAGAAAGGATACGGATAAATGAGTCAAAACACGTTCGACATTTTCGACGATACCGCCGGCCGGCACGTCGGGCAACAGGAAAAGGCCACCCGTCGGCTGATCGAGAGCCTTACCGAGCGTTCGGGCGGCGACCTTGACCCGTTCGCCACCACGCTATGCGCCAGCCTGTTGTCCTTGGCCCAGAACATCGACACACAGCGCAACGCCGGCAAGGAGATCAGCCGCAACATGAACACGTACCTGGACAACGTGCAGCGCCTTCAGGACATGTACCCGCCGGAACCGAAGGTGGACGAAGACGTGGCCGCCTACTTGGCCGAGGCGAAGGCATGACCAGGGAACCGCCGCTTATGCGAGCCGGAACGCGCCGCGACCCATCGCGCCGCACAGACGGCAACGTGGTGGCGCGCACTGCCGAACTGTTGGGCAAACCGTTGTTGCCTTGGCAACGGTACGTCGCGGACGTGGCCGGCGAACTGGACGACGCCACAGGCACGTACCGGTATGACACCATCGTGCTTACCACGCCCCGCCAGTGCGGCAAAAGCACGTTGATAGACACCGAGGACACGCGCAACGCCCAGCTTGGACGCGATAGGAAGATCTATTACCTTGCCCAGACCGGCAAGGACGCCGAACAGCATTTCAAGGAATACGTGAAGCAACTGAGGGACAGCCGGCTGGCACCGCTGGCCCTGAAGCCACGACTGAGCAACGGCGGCATGGAACAGCGGTTCGCCAACGGCAGCTTCATACGCCCTTTGGCCGTCACGAAGGTGGCCGGCCACGGCGTGCAGATGGACAAATTCACCCTGGACGAGGCTTTTAGCCTGACCGAAGAGGCCGGCTATATGATCTTGGACGGCTTGGGGCCGACCATGAACACCCGCTTAAGGTTCACCGGCGTGCAACCTCAAATGTGGATTACCTCGACCGAAGGCACGGCCGCTTCGACGTTCTTCAACACTCTGTTGGACGGCTTGCGCGCCGGCGACGTGCCCGAACGCACGGCGTGGTTCGACTTCGGCTTGCCCGACGACGAAGACCCCGAAGACCTCAAGGCCGTGGCACGATGGCACCCGGCCGCCGGCCTGTTGTGGGACTTGCGCCAGTTGGCCGACTTCCGCCAGCAGTTCGGGGACAACAAGGCCGGTTGGGCGCGAGCCTTCGCCAACCGGCGCGACGTGGGCATAGCCGAGCGCATCATATCGGCCGACCTGTGGAACGCCACCACATGCTGGCCGATAGCGCCCGGCGACTTGGCCGGCCGCCCCGTGGTGTTCGGTGCCGCCGTGGACGTTGACGCCACCCACACGGCGATTAGCGCCGGAATATTGGAACACGACGGCACCGTTAACGTGCAGTTGCTCAAGGTGCTGGACGGCACCGGCGCGGCACCCAATGAGATAACCAGGCTGTGCGCCACCTACGACGCGCCCCTGTGCATGGACTCGCGCGGACCGAACGGCGACTTGTGCGACCGGCTGAAGGCGTTGGCCGACATCAACGGCGACCCGGTTGTGCGTTTCGTGGACATGCAAGCCGGCGATTTTCTCAGCGTGGGCCAGGCGTTCGTGAGCGGCCTTGAGAACGGCACCGTGCGGCACGCGGCCGACACCGAGCTGGACGCCAGCGCGGCGAACAGCGCGCGCGCATGGAGCGGCGACGCTTGGCGCATATCACGGCGCGGCAGCACCGGCAAGACATCACCGCTCGAAAGCGCCATGCTTGCCGCGTGGGGCGTATCCCACCGGCCCGAACCCGAAGGGCCGTTGCAAATATTCTGACCATGTACGGCTGTGGCGGACTGTGGCGGGCAATGGCGCGCGCCACTCGCCACGGCCATGCGTGAGCGCGCATGATGTGTCGCATGAACGACTTCGGTTTTTTTCAGCGGCTACGCTTCGCCGGCAAGATCATCACGCGCGGCGTGGCCGCCGTGGACGACATGCCGGCCGAGATAATGCCGCCAAGCCGCACGGCCGCGTATGACCCGCTGCAACTGTCCACCGTGTTCCGTGGCGTCCAGGTGCTCCAGACCGCAATCGCCGGCTTGCCGTTGCACGAAATGCGCGGCGGCGTGAAACTCAACACGCTTACGTCCATCATCGACCGCCCGGACGCCAACCGAAGCCGCCGCGACTTCATAAGCGACATCGTGGCGTCGCTGTGCTTGGACGGCAACGCGTTCGTTCGCAAACTGCGCTATGACGGCGAAGTGGTGTCGTGCCAAGTCTTGCCGCCGTCTCTGGTGACCGTGCGCGACGATGGCCGCGACCCCGCCGCGCCGGTGCTTCGCTATTCGTATCTTGGCCGCGAGTACACGCCGGATGAAATCACACACCTGAAGTTCCTGAACGTTCCCGGCCGGTTGCGTGGCCTTGGCCCCATTTCGGCGGCGCGCGAAGAGGTGGAGGGCGCGAAGATGGCCCGCGACTACAAGGCCCGGTTCTACACCGATAGCAGCAACGTTAAGGGCTATCTGAAGAGCGACCAGAAGATCACGCCCGACAGCGCGAAACAGGCGAAGGACGATTGGGGCAAGGCCGGCAAGGCCGGAGACATCAAGGTGGTTGGCAGCAACCTAACCTATGTGCCCTTGGACATGAAGCCGGCCGACCTTCAGTTTTTGGAAACACAGAAGTTCGACACCACCCAGATCGCCCGCCTGTTGGGCATCCCGGCCAGCATCATGCTTGCCGCCGTGGACGGCAGCAACCTCACCTATTCCAACATCGAGCAATCGTGGATTGAGTTTGCGGACTACACGCTGGCCGCCTACACGGGCGAGATCGAGGAACTTCTAAGTTCTTTGCTACCGCGTGGCCGGGTGGTGCGTTTCGACTGGGACAGCAGCCGCCGCGCCGATATGGCCGACCGTTACAACGCCTACAAGACCGCCATCGGCTCCGGGTGGCTCACCGTGGACGACGTGCGCGACCGCGAGGGCTTGCCGCCGTTGACGCCCGAACAGGCGGCCCAGATTCAACAGATCGGAGGAACCACCAATGAGCAATGAGCACGACGAAAGGCTTATGGAGGCGCGCACGCTCAACGTCACCGGCCTACGCTTGCGTGACACCGGCGACACCGGCGACGGCATGACCTTGGAGGGCGTGGCCGTGCCCTTCAATCAGCGATATGCGCTGTTCAGTGATTACGCCGAGGTGATAGACCCCGATTGCGACTTCGGCACCCGCAAGACCGTGAAAGTGAGCCGCGAGCATGGCGACCTTATCGGCAAGCTGACCGACATGCGCCGCGAAGCGGACGGCTTGCACGTCGTGGCGAAGCTGGCCGACACCGAAAGCGGGCGCGAAGCCGCCGAACTGGTGCGTGAAGGCGTCTACGACGGCTTCAGCATCGGCTTCAGGCCGGTGGAAAACAGGGTTATCGACTCGGACGACGGCGTTACCGAAGTCCACCGTAGGGCAATCGACCTGTTCGAGGTGGCCGTTACCGGCATCCCCGCGTATCCGGCCGCCGAAATCACCGGCCAGCGTTCCCAGACCATCACAACCAACAACAACGACGAAGGAATGGAGGCACCCGTTATGGGCGACAACACCAACAACGAACAGCGCGATAACGCCATGAACGAACGCTTGGAGGCGTTCAGTGAGGAACTGCGCGGCATCAAGGCCACCGTGGCCGCCGGCATCCAGACCACCCCGCCGGCCGAGCTGGGCGGCGAGTTCCGCACCGCCGGCGACTATCTCAAGGCGCTGAGCGACGAACGCGACGCCAACCACGCGGCCGCCATCGACCTTATGCGCCAGACCCGCGACGCCATCGTTACCGGCGACACCGGCAACACCGTGGCATGGATTGCCGATGACTTGCGCCTGATCGAACAGCGCCGCAAGGTGACGAACATCCTCACACGCGACACGCTGCCGGCCACCGGTATGAGCATGGAATACAACGTGGTGAGCGAGGACTCCACGTCCGTGGACAAGCAGACCGCCGAGGGCGCGGCCCTGACCTTCGGCAAGGTTAAGTTCGGCACCAAGACCGCCGACATCAACACTTATGGCGGCTACACCACGCTTTCGCGCCAGACCATCGAGCGCAGCACCACCCCCATGCTCAACACGGCGCTGAAGGCCCTGAACAACGCCTATGCGAAGTCCACCGAAAACGCCGTGCGCACCTACCTGTACGACCTCATCAAGTCCCAGCGCGACGCGACCGACAACCCGAACAACATCACGGCTCCGGCCGCTTTGAACGACATGACGACAGACCAGTGGGCCGGCCTTATCCTCGACGCCGCCGAGGTGATGGACGATAGGAACGCGGCCATGACCCGTCTGGGCGTTTCCAAGGACGTGGCGCTGGCCCTTATCAAGCTCAAGGACTCGGGCAACCGGTTCATGGACATTTCCGGCAAGGGGTCGGATACCATCGGCGCTTTCGACGTCACCGGCGTGGTGGGCGACCTCATGCGCGTGCCGGTGTACTTGCTGCCGAAGGCCCCGACCGGCACCGCCGCGTTCATCGACCCGACCGCCGTCACCGTGTGGGAGAGCGGCGGCCCCACCCAGCTTTCCAACACCGACCCAGTGAACATCGTGGACAACTATTCGGTGTACGGGTACATGGCCGTGGCCGCGACCTTCACCGACGGCCTGTTGCCTGTCAAGTTCGCTGCCGCATGATGTTCCGCATGAACGACGAACAGTTGTTGGCCCAGCTTCGCGACGAAGTGGGCGTGCCAAGCGGTGACGATGAACGACTAACCGCGAAGCTGGCCGCCGCCAAGGCGTATGTGGCAAGCGCCGTGGGCGCGGCGTCCATCAAGGACGAAGTGCTGGCCGATTGCATTGTGTCGTGCGCGGCGGATCTGTACAACAGCCGCGACGCCCGGCTGGGCGTGATGGACGTGGGCGATTCGACTGTGGAACCGTTCAGGATCTCCACCGACCCGCTCCGCTCGGTCTGGCCGAAACTCAAGGCGGCGGGCGTGAACACCGGCGGGCTGGTGATCGCATGAACATCCAGGAACAACGCGCCGCCCTCATGGACACGCTCGCCGACATGCTCGACGGGCTCGTGAGCAGCATCAGCATCGACGCCCAGCTGGTGCGCCCGGCCGCCGGCAAGGTGGCCGTGTTCATCGAACCCCCGACCGTTGAATGGCCGTCATGGGGCCCGCCGGAACCGGTCTGGACTTTGGACGTCATCGCCGGCACGCCGGCCACGCAGCCATCCGCAGTCGATGACATCCTCACAGCGCTCGACCGGCTCGCCGAACGTGGCCTGAACATCCAGAAGGCCACGCCCGCGACTTGGAACCTCGCAGGAGCCGGCACGCTCGCGGCCTACCAGGTCGTGTTGAACGCTCTGGAAACCGAATAAGACAAGGAAAGGAAAACAATCATGGCTGGAAAGATCCGCACGCTCGGACCAGGCATCTTCAAAATCACCGACACCGAAAATGGCAGGGACTTCAGCGCCGACCTGACCAAGGCGCAGCTGAATCCGTCGAACAGCAGCGACGACCCGGTGACCTACTTGGACGGGTCCGAAGAGACCAACACGAACACCACATGGACCTTCGAGGGCACCGTGGGCGACGACTTCAGCGAGGACGGTCTGGCCGTCTGGCTCTTCGACCACAAGGGCGAGACGCTGCCGGCCCAGTTCGTCCCGAACAAGACCGGCAAGATCCAGTGGACCTTCAACGTCACCATCGCGCCAATCGCCATCGGCGGCGACGTCAAATCGAAGAACACGAACGATCTGAGCTTCGCCGTCACGAACGTCGCCCACACGGCCTACTCGGGTGAGTGATGGCTGACAAGGCATTGATGGTCGTCGGCCAGAAACGCTTCGTGCAGACGATGCGCAAGGCCGGCGCGGACATGGACGACCTGAAGGAAGTGAACCGCGAGGCCGCGCAGATCGCACTGCCCGCCGTCCGCAACCTCGCCCCGCGAGGCAAGACCGGCCGGCTGGCCGGCAGCCTGCGTGTCGGAGCGACGAAACGCGCCGGCGTCATCCGCGCCGGCCGCAAGGCCGTGCCATACGCGGGCCCAATCAATTACGGCTGGCCGAAACGGCACATCCGGCCACGCCTCTTCGTTAACAACGGCGTCGCCTCCACCGAGAGCCAATGGCAAAAGGTCTACAAGGACTTCATCGACAAGACACTGAAGCAAGTGAAAGGAAAATAATGGCAACAACGAGAATCACCTACACCGACGGCAAGCATGAAATCGTCCCAATCACGATGCGCGCGACCTGCAAGGCCGAAGCGCACGCCATCGAGGCCGGCTGGGGACCCATCACCCAGTCACCCGTCCGTTCCGGCGCTTACGCGGCCTACGCGGCCCTACGCATGGCCGGGCGCACCATGCCTGATTTCGAGCATTGGCTGGACACCGTGGCGTCCTTCGACCTTGCGACAGCGACGGAGGCGGAAGAGGGAAACCCTACGGACTAGCCGCGTGGCCCCAAGACTCGCTCGGCCGTCTCTCGTTCCTCCTGGCAAGCCGTTTTGGCGGCACGCCATGGCAGTGGAGGAACGAGGCCGACGAATTGGATTGGGGCACCGGACTGGCCGAACTGCTCAAGGAAGCGGAAGAAACACGGAAGGAGTGAACCATGGCGCACAGCGCGACCATGAGCGTGCGCATCACCGGCAACGCCGATGATGCCGTCAAGGCGTTCGAGAAGACCACCACGAAGGCGGCCGCTTTCGGCAGCGCCATCGGCGGATTGGCCGTCAAGGGCGTGACCGCGCTGTGGGACACCGTCAAGGGCTTCGCCGGCGACGTGGTGAACATGTCGGACAGCACCGACAAGTTCATGAACACCATGAGCTTCGCCGGCATCGACACCAAAGCCGTGCAGGCAGCAGCGAAGGAAACACGCAAATACGCCGACGCCACCGTGTACGGCCTCGATGACATCCAGAACACCACCGCCCAGCTCGCGGCAAACGGCATCGGCAACTACATGGAACTGACCGAGGCGGCCGGCAACCTCAACGCGGTGGCCGGAGGCAACGCCGACAGTTTCAAAAGCGTGGCCATGGTCCTCACGCAGACCGCCGGCGCGGGAAAATTGACCACGGAGAACTGGAACCAGCTTGCCGACGCCATTCCGGGCGCGTCCGGCAAGCTCCAGGAGGCGCTGCTGAAGAACGGCGCGTACACGGGAAACTTCCGCGACGCCATGTCCAAGGGCGAGATCACCGCAGACGAGTTCAACAAGGCATTGATGGACCTCGGCATGACCGACGTGGCGAAACAGGCCGCGACCTCCACAAGCACCATCGAAGGCGCGATGGGAAACCTCGAAGCAGCCGTCACCGGCGGCCTGACCGACGCGTTCAACCTGTTCAAACCGGCCGTCACCGGCGGCATCAACGCGGCCGCGACGGCAGTCACAAACCTCGCGCAGACCGGCACGCAGGGATTGCAGACGTTCTTCGCACAGGTCAAGGACACCGGTGCGTTCGCCGCCTTGCAGATGGCCGCGCAATCCGTCGGCGGCGGACTGCAATCGCTCTGGGACGGAATCATGAACGTCGTGAACGCCATGACCGGAGGACAACCGGCCGGCGTGACCTTCGGCAACATGCTCACCGCCGTCGCCTCGGCAGCGCAGACGGTCGGCGGCTGGCTGAAGACCGCCGGAAACTGGATCAGTCAGAATCTGGATCTTGTTACCCCTCTCGTGGCCGCGGTCGGCGGAGCCGTCGCAGTCGTCACCGCCGTCACCACGGCCATGCAGCTGGCCGCGGCCGCGCAGGCGCTGCTCAACGCTGTCATGGCCGCGAACCCGATCATGCTGGTCATCACGCTCATTGCCGCGCTCGTGGCCGGACTCACCTACTTCTTCACCTGCACCAACACCGGAAAGGCCGTGTGGTCGAGCTTCACGGGTTTCCTGTCCAGCTGCGTGCAGGGCATCATCGGCTTCTTCTCCGGTCTCGGCTCCACCATCGTCAACATCTTCAGCACGGCCGCGAACGGTGCCAGGAACGCGTGGAACGGCGTTGTCGGCTGGTTTCGCGGCCTGCCCGGCTCCATAGCCGGGTTCTTCGGCAACGCCGGCAGCATCCTGTACAACGCCGGAGCGAGCATCATCAGCGGTTTCCTCAACGGCCTCAAATCGATGTGGAGCAACGTGACCGGCTGGATTAGCGGCATCGGCGACTGGATCAAGGACCACAAGGGCCCGATCAGCTACGACCGTCGCCTGCTCATCCCCGCCGGCCAGGCCATCATGACCGGTTTCGCCCAGGGCCTCAACAACGGGTTCGACAGCCACGTTGAAACCGCTATCGGCCGCGCCAACCGCAGACTAGCGGCCATGCCCCTCAACCTCTCCGCCCAGGGTAACACGGCCACGCCAGCCGTGGTCAATACCTGGAACGTGGAGATCAACGGCGAGGTCATCGACAAGGATGGCACCGCCAAGGCCATCAAACGGCTCCTGGCCGACTACGACTCAAGGAGGTCATGATGCAGCAGTGCTTCATGTTCATCGACACCGGCAGCGGCTGGACACCGGTGAACGACTCCGCCAAGGACATCGCGGCCCTCGACTCGTTCACCATCGACTGGGGAAGCGACAGCATCGACGAACAGCCCGAACCTGCCGTGATGACCTTCACCCTGCGCGACAAGACCGGACGGCTCGCCGGCCAGGCATTGACACTGGCCGGCATGAAAGTGGTCGTCCAATTCTCCAATCAGCCGCGATGGATGGACCTGACGCCAGCGATGGGCGGCTGGCGCGATCTGCGCATCCCCATCGACTCGCTCCACAAGACGTATTCGCCAGACTCGCCAGACTCGCCAGACTCGCCATCCGAAACAATGTTCGCCGGCAGCGTGTCCACCGGCGGCAGCATCGAACCGGCTAGCGACGGCGGGTGGCTGCTCAAACTCTCCGCCACATCGAGGATGGCCATATGGAAACGCCTGCAATCCCAAGGACCGACAGACACGGCCGCGAAATGGAACGGCGCGCACTGGATAGGCACGCCATCCGCACGACTCAAGGAGATGAACCGCAGGGCCTCGGCGCAGGGAGCGCCGGAAGCCCAACTGGACGGGCTCGCCCTGCCGTCAAGCGTCGCACCATACACGCCATCAGACCACCCATCGCAGCTCGACCTGCTGCACCGGCTCACCGCCGGGCCACGACTCCCTCAATGGCACGAAGTCTACGACGGCGCGGCATCCACCATCAGGCCGCTGTTCCTCGCCGACCCAATCGCCGTGCATCTGTCAGCCGATGGCCGACTCAAGGTCCTCACCGACGGAGAGACACGATACGCACTCTCGGCGGCCGACATCGAGGCATCGACGGATCTGAGCATCACCGAACCTTTGACACAGGTCGTCATCAACGCGAAACGCGTCAAATCGGACAACGGCAAGCTCTCTTTCGACGACGTGGAGATCACGATGGGAGACCAGGACCGTCTGCCACCACAATTGACCGCCATGCAGAAGAGCCTCACCGTCGATTCCGACATGCTCGCCGTGGACGACTCGGGCGGCGTATGGAACAGCGGCGGCACCTCGAACGTCAGCGACACGGACCGCGCCAACATCGCGCAATGGCTCGAATCGCACGACCTGCGCATGGTCCCGGAGACAGTGACGTTCAACAGCACTCGACTCGACCCGGCACGACTTCCATGGCTGTACAATGCAAGCCCATCCGGCCCATTCATCATCGTCAAGGCCAAAGCGTCGGCCCTGACCGGCTCAGACGGCCGACCGGCCTTCACCGGCCCCATCACGACCATCGGCGGAACACTCTCATACCGGTGGCGCGCGGGCAAGCCCACACTCACCCAGGAAGCGACGCTGGCCGCGCTCCGGCCGCTGCTGACGGAACGGATCACATGGGCCGACCTGCCCACCCTCAGCTGGCAGCAGCTCGACCTGCACATCTGCGACCTCTCGATGATCCAGATCATCGACACTTCTTCGCCCACCGCCGAAAAGGAAGGAACACAATGACAGCAACAACACCCATCTACGGGCTCTCATATCCCGAAGGCTCCGACCTCGTATCAACCGCGCCGGACTCGTTCAAGGCCATGGCCGACACGGTAGAGCAGGCGCTTTACACGGTCGACCAACGGTCCACCCCAGCCGGCGCGACACCTGTGATCGCCACCACGCTCGAATCGCTGAAGGCACAGACGGCCACGGTCGGCCAGACCGGCTTCGTCACCTCGGACGGCGACAACACCGGCCCGTACATTTGGGACGGGACCAGCTGGCATCACGCACACTGGTACACCTCCGATGACAAAGCCCAAACAACGCTTGTTAACAAATCAGGCTGGAAATGCGAATACATGATAAAACATGGATTCGTTTACGTCACGGTTAATCTCTCAGACAGTGGCAACAAAGGATGGAGCGAAAGCCAAATGCCCGGCACGCTCCCCGAGGAAGCACGACCGCCGCGCGAACTGAATTTCGCACCGATGTGCTCCAACAACACCTCAATCGGCGTGTTCATCGTCAAACCCACCGGAGTCATCGTCTACAGTCGTCGCGGCGGCGGGCAAATCTCCGACAATCGTTATGCAACCATGATGTGGCCGGCCGCATGACGAATCTCATCATCGCCATCGTCGGCGCTATCGGCGCGGTCGTCGGCGCACTGGTCTCCACCCTCTCGGCCGCCGCGAAGAACAAGATGGAAGCCTACAGGCTCGCACAGAAGATGCAGGCCGACAACCAACGACTATGGCAATATAACCGGCAACTCATCGACCACATCTACCGCCGCGCCCCACCACCACCGCCGGAACCACCTGAAGACCTGTTCGACTGAAAGGAATATATGGAAGGCATCACATGGAAAGGCTCACCGAACCATTACGACGGACGCCAAGGCA